GGGAATATTTTTTTCAGTGGTCGGTACTAATCTCCATGAGTTCATCGACAACATCGACACCGTAAATCACGGGTTGATTTTTGTAGTGTCTACCTTTGTACACGACCGCCGCATTTTTAACTTCTATATCCCTAGAGCTAAACGGGCCAGCGTAAAAGTCTTGATGGAATTTGGGTTTCCCCAGGTTGTTTGCTTCACAGTGCCGCTTGAAAGATTCGATGAACAGTGTCTGGGGGACAAACTTTTCGGGACCCAAAATGATATTGGTAGATTCTAGGAAATTGATCAGAGTGCTCGCAACCATGGCAACCTGGTTTTGAATCTTTTTGAAATACTTCGGGACCACATTCCAAATATCCTTATCACTGTACTTATATGCATAATCTAGATACGCCCTGACGCATTTGAGGAGGATAACAGGTAACTCCCTGTCGAGTTTCTTGTCAAGGTGGGGGTCCGCGTCCTGGACCTGCTTACTGAAATTCCATGGCAAGATACGACGGAGGATAGATCCAGAATTGTCTTTCCAGTTTGGAACTTCGTTACCACCTAAAACACCGGGAACCTTCCATTCGATGGAAATGGCTGTTTTGTTCTTGACGGCTATAGAAACATCTTCACCCGAAACAATAGACTGAAACTCAGCCTGTTCCAGAGCCAGATCACCTTTGACTTCGGGTGCGATAAACATGAAAGAATCCTTGATGGCCGAGAGTCCAAACTTCTTCTCGATGTTATTTGAAAGCGTACCAACATCTTCACTATCGTAGAACTTCTTGAACACCTTGGTGATCAGCGTGGATTTACCAGACCTCGCGATACCTTTGAAGAATGGGATAACCTGCCAACCATCCATGTCCCCAACTTCGAAACAGAGTCGTCCACCCATTACATACGCCCAGTTACACACCTCCGGGTCTCCAAATTGCTGGTAGTCCAACACACTGTCGAAATAGGGTGTGGGGATATCCTGCCACCGTTCCTTGTGTGAAAAGTCGTCAAACTGTTGATCAAAGTACTTACACGCGACTATAGTTGGATCGAGGCACCTGAATTCCTTACTGTCGTAGGGGTAGAAGCGGCACTCATACGCGTCGCGATCTGCGTTATATTGTTTCCCAACAAAAACCCCGTTCTTAAACGACCAGACGTGACGTCTTTTCTCAATTTGGGGAAACTGGTGATCAACGCACTTGGATATATTGTCGATAACCTCCCTGTATACAGACCCCTTGCTCGTAAAGTTTTTCCAGTTGTTAAAATCGTCATCTTTGGATGACAGGGAATATACAAATTGAGTAATAGTAAATTTAGGAATCCATGCACGGGTCCTGTATCCATCGACCGTTCGAATTTCTTCACAACAATGATCCCTGTACCGGCGGTACCCAGACTTGTAGGTCTGGTCCAGGGTGTACAGTAGACATTTTTGAAATGGAGTCGCACTCTCAATCTCATCTTCATCCATCGTAGATGGATCAGAGGACGAGGTAACTTGGGGCAATAGTGTTGGATTAACAATTCGTTCGTATGACATGTAATGTCTTCGAATGTTTTCGTACCCATCGTTGATCTGCTTCAATACGTTGTTAATTCTCTTAACGAGAGTGATACCATCTTCATCTACCGATAAGGTATGGATCTTTAATTCTCGAGTGTGATTCTTGAGATCTACCATGAAACGACGATGTCTTTCCCTTACACCTTTGATCGCTATGATATCGATGTTCGAGGGATCTGGGTTACCGTAGGCATCATAGTTATCTGGGTGAATATACTGCCGGTATCCCAATTCCCGGGCATTCCTATAGTCCTCAGATTTCAAGTCCCAACGAAACTCGATGGTATCGATAAGTTTTACAATATGTTCCTGATTCATCGACTGGATTTGTTCCTTGTGAAGTTCCGCCAAAGCTTCATAAGTGTTGGGTTCCTTGTCGATGAAGTGGGTTTCCTGCATTTATATTATATACAATTTATTCCTTAAGCACTTTGAATCTTACTGAGCATTTTAACTAAAATTTTATTTTGTGTTTGTAGTTGGAGTGCAATATTTACAAGGGCTGTACAGACTGTGTCACCCTCAGGCGTCGCCATGAGTGAACTTAAGAGTTCGGCGATATCGATACCATCATCTCCCAAAATCTGCTCGTCATCGGACATGTCCAAAGAAATTTCATCTTCGGAAACAATTTCTCCCTCTTCAATTTCATCTTCTTCAGGGTGTGTCGACATTTATGTTGGACTGAGAAAAATTGGGATCGGGAAATGCGCGTTCCCCCAAAATTATTTTCTCTGCCTATAGTACAACAACTCTCAAAATGGCCGGTGGTCTCATGCAACTCGTAGCGTACGGCGCCCAGGATGTCTACCTTACCGGTAACCCTGAGGTGACTTTCTTCCAGGCGAAATACAAGCGCCACACCAACTTCGCGATGGAGAACATCGAGCAGACCGTCAACGGTACTGCCGCGAACTCCGGTCGCGTGTCCGTGACCGTTGCGCGCAACGGTGATCTCGTCGGTGACATGTACCTCGAACTCGAGTCTGACATCGCCGCGACCAAGACTGCTGATGCGGGTGACTGCAACTTTGTCGCGGAGCGTGCGATCAACAACGTCGAGCTTTCCATCGGTGGTCAGCGCATCGACAAGCACTACCAGAAGTGGTGGCGCATGTACTCTGAGCTTTACTTGGACGAGTCCAAGAAGGCCACCTGGGGTAAGATGACCACCGCGGCGGACGGCAAGACTGTCTACCTCCCCCTCATCTTCTTCTTCAACCGCAACCCCGGTCTCTACCTCCCCCTCATCGCCCTCCAGTACCACGAGGTCCGCATCGACTTCGACCTCGCCTCCGACATGGAGACCTTCCTCAACAAGTCCGTCTTCCGGGTGTGGGCGAACTACATCTACCTCGACACTGAGGAGCGTCGCCGCTTCGCGCAGAAGGGTCACGAGTACCTCATCGAGCAGGTCCAGCACACCGGCACCGACACCGTCACCTCCGCGGCGACAAAGCAGGTCCGCCTCTCCTACAACCACCCAGTCAAGGAGCTCGTCTGGTGCTTCTCCAACACCGCGTCCAAGAACTCCCTCTGGAACTTCACCACCGCGTCTGTTGCCACCAACATCGTCCTCGAGTCTGACCAGACTGCCATCGAGGCGTCCAACGCCTTCGTGCCCACCGCCCTCGCGGGTGCCCCCATGGTGCAGGTCGGTACCGGTGGTGGTGACACCGCCTTCACTGAGGAGGCGGCGGGTCCCCTCGACACCTTCAAGCTTGTCCTCAACGGCCAAGACCGCTTCAAGGAGCAGAAGGGTAAGTACTTCAACCAGGTCCAAGCCTACAACCACCACACTGGCTCTCCTTACCCAGGCATCTACTCTTACTCCTTCGCTCTCAAGCCAGAGGAGCACCAGCCAACTGGTACCTGCAACTTCTCGCGCATCGACAACGCGCAGGTTGCGGTCAAGATGAACACCGCGAACGATGCGACCTCCATGCACATGTTCGCGACCAACTACAACGTTCTCCGCATCCAATCGGGTATGGGTGGCCTCGCGTTCTCCAACTAAATTGCTCGTATAACAACCATTAATTTCAAAACTCAAATTTTAAGATACCCAACTATCTTAAAATGTGATAAAGACTAACCACAACGAGTAATCATGCTGGCCATAGCTCAAACCTACGCCATCGGAAGACAACGCACCTATCGACAACGAAAAAAAGCTGAGAAAAAACCATGTATGGAGAATGCTGACACACTTTCATGTGCAATTCGCCATACAAGATGTTTGGGGTGTCCGTATAATAACTTTTTTAGACCCGATAGAATCACCGCGAAGACAAAGCAGGACGAAGCAAAAAAAAAACTATGTAAATACAAATGAGTCTCGTCAGTGTACAATCTGCGAAGAATAGGCGTCGGGTGATAAATAACATATTCACTAAAAAAGAAATCATACAGAAGACGAACATTGTTAACCCAAAAAGTTTAAAGCTATTGAAGACGGGTATAGCTCTCGTCAGTACACGACCAGCCATCAAGATTACGGGAAATTATGCGGTTGGTATATATTCTGATATATTGGACATACTCAACAGAGTCGCGATAATATCTGCTAAGAAGAAGGCGAAGAGGAATCTTATAACTGGGACATTGAGTATCATGGGAAACATGGTAGGAACATTACCAAAAGATTTCTACCACGGTACACGTGATGTACTCACACACATCGTATCGAAGTCTGGTTTCACTGCGAAAAAGGTAACAAACAACGCGTCGCGGACTGTATTAGCCACGACGGGCGCGATTGGAAATACCGCAGAAACTGTGCGTTTTTTCATAACGTACGCCTTACCAGCTGTACTC